CCTTCCTCGAGCTCGCCCAGACGAATCGTCATCTTTTGCAGTGACCTGGCAAACTCTTCTGTGTTTACTCCAGACAGCTCAGCGGCCAAACCATAGGCCTGAATGGCTTCGGCACTCACGCCAGTTTGTGCTGCAAGTTTGCCAACGGCGTCGATGGCGTTGCGTGCATCGTCAAACAGACCTTTGGCAGATGCGGCTGCACTGCTCAATGCACCAGCCAATGCAGTCACGCCGTCGATCAGGGCACGGCCAATCTCGATCGTCTTTAAGACAGCCAAGTCTTTGGCAGACTTCTTGCCAGCCTCAGCCATCTGATCGAGCTTGCTGTTGACCTCGTTGACGCTCTTGGCGAGTCCCGCGGTGCTGGCCGAGATCTGCAGAGCAAGACCCAGTGCTGTGGTCGCCATTAGTCAGCACCTCCCAGCCGCTGGATCAACTGATCCATCGTGGCTTGCAGCTGCAGCTCGTGCTGCGGTGCGCGAGTAATCGGCACGAAGTCTGAGGGCTTTGGGCGTTTTCCTACGCGAGTGTGCGGAGCCAGTACCGCAGACGCAATCGTTCCCGCCTGGTGCCACGGGTCGTCGAGCGGACCGCGGAAGTGAGCCACGTAGGCATACCACTCGCTCAACTCTCGGCTGTCCATTCGCTCGCATAGTTCTGCCACCGTCATCCCGAGATGCCCGGCGAGAGCAAACAGAAAACGCCTGCTCGGCCGGGCATTTAGTTTTTTGCTAGCTCATCCACTTGGTCTGATGTCAGAGCGTTTCGCTCGCGGGCTAACTCGAACAAGCGATTGACCACGCTGGCATCTTGCTCTGCCAGTTGCGGCACTTCAGCATCCGAGAACAGCCGGTTTCCGTTCTCATCGCATAAGCACTTTGCCAGGAAAACGCTGCGGAAGTTTGCGACGCCTCCTTTGCCTTGTTTCTCAATCCAAGCCAACTCCCATGCGTCCCGCTCACCTGCTGTCATGGTTCTGAGAAAAACGTCAACGCCCCATTCGGGCACAGCAACTTTCTGCAAATTTCTTTTGCCACTAGCCAGGATCGCTTCCTTGATGTCCATCAATCCCTCACGTGATAATTGCAAACTCAGCGGCGTACACAGTGACACCGTTCAAGTTTGCGCTTGCGTTCACCTGCGTACATACTGCAGTGACCGTCAAGCCCATCCCACCTCCAGTGATGACAAGTGAGCCAAGAACGCCCCAAATATTCGTGCTTATTGCACCGAGACTTTCTATAGTGACGCTTCCCGCCTCTGCCATGTAGGCAGAGTCTCTTGCCATTGTGTAGCCACCACCCACAGACCAGGAAAGATTCCTGATCTCGCTGGCCGGCGAGCCGTTAAACGAAAACGCGATGCCTTGAGAGACAGTAGCCACGGTTGCCTCCGCAGCTAGCTGGCTGCAACTCGTAGGGTTGCGCTTCCTCTGATGACATCGTTCACGGCGAGAGTCACGCTCGAACTAGCAACCGTGGCACTGCGAGAGAGCGTAAGCCCACCGCCCACAGTAAGCGTGCCGCTAGTGCTTCCTTCAAGCTCGGTGGTGCCGATGTAGTCGAAGCTGATCTCGACGCCAGTATCGTCAACAGTGCCAACAAGAGGCGCGTCTTGGCTTGCCAGCTGCTCGCCAGTCGTCTGGCCCAGGTGGCTAATGTCGATCCGCTCTCGAACGTCGTTGTAGTTGAGCGTCAGGTTTGTGACCGTGAACGTGGTGCCGTCAAAGACAAGCGTCGTTCCGGTCGAATCGTGCGGCGTAGTCGCCATCTGCTATGTCTCCTGCCACCAGATGTCCAAATCCATTTCGACTGCAAACGCCGGCGGCTTTTCGCTGCCGGCCAGCTGCACCAGCTCGTCGCGTTCCTCTTCGACCGCGACCTGCTTCACCTGTGTATTGTCGAAATAGCCACCGAACCCATCCAGACGACGACGAACAGCATCAGCTAGCTCCCTGGCGACCTCGAACGTGGATGCGTAACAGACAAGGTTTAGGGTGAGCCTCGGCACGCCTACTGGCACGGTGAATGCCTGCTCACGCTCTGTGGCAGTGCGTCTGGTGACGATAAAAGGCAATGGTGTCTCTGGAGTCGCGTACTGATTGAATACGCGATGACCGACAAACTGCGTAATGCTAGCGTCCGAGATGAGCGCGTTTCGGATGTTCTTGTCTGGGTAGCGAACTGCCATCACTGAGCCTTTCCGCCACGAAACGGTCGCGCCATTTCTTTTGTCGCCTTAAGAATTCCAGCTGCCATTTCCTTAATAGTGTCGGCCTTCATTTGGCTTTTCTGTCGTGCATAAGCAGTCTCGATGGGCGGCGTGCCGGCTTTGCCGCCAACTGGCATCTTTCCAAGATCAACTTGCTGATCGAGAAATGTGCCTTTCAGGAATGCCTTTGGCGGTTTTGGTTTTGTGACAAGAGCACCGTTTTTCCTTCGCACCACAGTGAATGGACGTTGCGTATATGACGAAGCTACGCGGCCTTTTGTCTGGCGTTCCTTTGTGCCTTTCTCCACAAAGTGGGCGTGAAAGCCTCGTTCGTTGCTCTTGCGGTCGGAATCAATCTTTCCACGTGGTGGCTTGGTGTAACCAGCAACCGCTACGCCAGCACCGTCTTTCACGTACCGCTTGGTCTTTTTCTTGACAGCCTTCTTCAGATTGCCGGTCGGGCCGCGAGGCGTCAGTTGGCGGATCAGCTTGTATGTCGGGTCGATAGCACGCCCAAGAGCTGCCGCCATATGCTTTGCAGCGATGTTGTTTGGCAGAAGCCTAAACGCATCCTGCAGTTCCTTTAGCGTCGGCAGCTCGATGTCTACCTCGATCCCCATTACGCCACCTGTTCCTGGCAAATGAGAACGTGTTCGCTGCGGTTTCCGTATTCCAGCACGCTCACGACATCCAGCGTGCGGCTTCGCCACTGAAGACGCATCTGGGAGGTGAGACCGTCGAGATAACGCATTCGCACTTTGTGGGTGATCTCGACTTGCTGCTGTCCAAACTGCAGTGCTTCTCGGCTGCTAACGCCTTCGACGCTCGCCCACCTAGTCGCGTAGGTCGACCAGCTGAGCTGCGATTCGCCCAGGTCTGTAGTCGTGCGTGTTGGCTGCTGAACGGTTACACGCTCGCGCAGCTGGCCTGGAAGGATCATGCGTAGCTGCCCCACTTGCAGGTGTCGAGCAGGGCTTTGACGCCAAACGGCACGTCCTGCGGAACAGCACCAGTGGCCACAGCCGCTTGGCGTGTGTCGTACAAGTGAGCCACGTGCATCAGAATCGCGTGGCGAATCGCCTGCGGCACGTCGGAGCCAGCTGAGCCGTAGCCGGCCCACCAGGTCACAGTGACGGCATTCGGATCAGTTAGATGGCTCGGCCAGGTGCCGTTGTAGACGGTGCGAATCTTCGCCGGCGTGTCATCGCGGTCGACACGGTAACTCGAAGTTGAGAGCGTGGTGGTCGCCGGCGTCGCGGTGCTGGCACTGCCAGGATCGAGAGCATAAGTGACGGTGGTGGCCGTCAGGGTGCCGCTCGTGGCCATCGGCGGCCGCGGCAGCTCGAACTCGTATGGGAAGGTATCCATCCGCATCGTGAGCTGCTGCGAGACCAGAGCACGATCGAGGTACTCCTCGGCGTACTTGCGAGCCGCGGTGATTAGCGAGCCGATGTAGGTATCGTCGTCGTCGATGTCCACACGCAGATGCTGCTTGGCTTCGCTGACGCTGACCGGCTCGACGGCCGGTGCGGTCTCAGTCGTGAGGCTGCGGTATCTCACTGCGTTTGCGTCTCCTGCGTCTGACCGTGGCTGTCCGTGCCTCTGGCTGTGCTGTCGCGGTCTCAAGCAGCGGCAGCTGCTGCTGCGGCACGGCAATGCCACGCGCAATCAGCAGATTCGCCTCACCATCTCCGAGCTGTGCTGTCTGCCCTCTGCGGTACGCGCGAAAGCTCTTCACGAACTCTACATTTGTCATGGGTCTACCCTCCAGACTCCCTCCGGTGGCTTAAGGTTCACGCAGTAGTCCGTAGCATGCTGGTGCACCGGTGTTGCCAGCTTGTCTCCCGGCCAGGTGACCATGTACTCACCGTGGCCAAGAATCACGCGAGGTGTGACATACAGCCGATTGCCGGCTTTCTTAAACTGACGCCAAAAGAAGATATCGTCGTCGATTCGGCCGTCGCCCCATTCGCCCTGGTCGTTGGGCAGACCTTGAAACCAGGGTTTCGGCATCCGCTTAAGTGCTGCCGTTGAAATAAACGTGCAGCCGAAGTGTGCAGTGTCCACTTGCTGCACTGGTGCGTTGAACCACTCACGAGGCACAGAGATTTTTGCGTCTTCTGGCGGATTGTCGAGCGTATCGAGCATCGTTAGCATCGGTCGACCGTCTTCCCGTTTGGTCTGCAAACCAGTGATGGCATCACACTGGAAAGTCATCGCCATCGCGAGAAGGTGCTCAACGTCTGCTTGGCAGAAAAACGTGTCGTAGTCGATCGTGAGGATGTACTCGCAATCGTCTGCAAACTGCTCGAGCACACGCTGTAAACACTGTCCCCAGAATGCACCGGTGACCTTTGTTGGCCGGATGCCAAGCGGCATCAACGCTTGCGCCCACGTGAAGAAGTTATCCATGAAGCCGAGCCGCGGCACCGACATAACCGCTTCCACTCGAACATCAACTCGCGACTCGCCAACCTTGACGATCATGCAACAGCCTCCAATGCAAGACGACCGGGCCGGAGTGGGCCTCCGTGCCCGGTCGTCCTTGTTTACATTGTGGATGTAGTGTCAATAGTTAGCTGCTGACAGCACCCAGAACGCCCTTGCCGGCAGCTGTCGTCGGGCCTTCCTCTGGCTTGCCGAGCCGAGCGTTACTGGCGACCACGCTTGCCACATTCGGCGTCGCGTAGACGTTGAGGTACCGCTTGCGACCACGCATATCGACATCAAACCGCACGACGTTGGCACTCGTGCTATCGCTTGGCGTCGGAATCGTGAACCCACCAGTGCCGTCACCGACGAAAGCGGTGATATCGCTGTAGCTGGAAGTGGTATCGCCTTCCTGCAGCTTCAGAGCCACAGCGACGCTCGAGTTGGTGCCGGCGGCAGCCACCGGCTCGAACACCACGTCGATTGACGCATAGTCAAATCCGAGCGTGTCAATGCTGTGCTGATGCGTTGCATTGGTAGCCGTGTCGGCAGTGCCGATCTTGGTCGCGCTCTTCGAGATCTCGAAACTATTCATGCTTGCTTTCTCCTATGATCAAGCGGTGGTCTTGAGTGCAACCATTGGGCCGGCTTCGATGGTGTCACCCAAAGAATGCCAGTTGTAATCTACGCGGATTTGCGCGTACCAGGCTGTCTGGTCGTAGCGAGCATATTCGTCGACCGTGCTGCGGATATTGACCTGGTCGCGGATGCCGTAGATGCCGGCGAGAGCGGCATCACCGACAAGCACCTTGACGACGCCGGCGTCGGTGCCCAGCGTGCTGTCCATGACCAGAGTCTGCAC